ACACTCTCTCAAAACCTTTTCCGTTTCGTGTTCATGAAACTACCCTAGGGAAGCCACCCCATAGGAGGGGGAGGAGGAGGAGGAGGGGTGATTTGTAACTGTTTGTAACAACGATTGCCTATTTCTTGTGCAATCTGCACACTATTTAGGCAACCATGAACACAAAACCCGCTCAGCCCTTCTCTCTACCCTCTCAGCGCCGCTAAACCTCCACGTGCAAAACCTCCCACGCCCCCAAAATCCGGCCCGCAGGCCCGTTTCAGGCGCATTTCCCTGCGACCCAGGTCACAATCTCCCACTCCAGACCTACAAATTCGGCCCCTCCCGGCCATATCTGCGCCCGCCAGAGGTCATTCAGCTTGCTAATCTCCGGTGGAATTTCCACTTTTTCCACCTCGATCCACTTCCCAGCCCGCGGCAGAGCCACATTTATGACTCCAGATCGCCCAATGAACACCTGCCCAGCCCATCTTTTGAGCTGGCAGTCTAATTCCGCCCGCAGTCTGCGTTCCATTTCAACCCTCCGTTCGAGCACTCGCCCGTCAGAGCCGCCTGTCACGCGACTCTAGCTGGTGAGCTTAGTCCAGCAAATCGAAAACCCAATCTGCTTCGAGGCCGAACACGTCGTGCAGAACATCCTCAGGGTCAAGACCATCAGCTACGAGTGCCTTGGCCTCCTCAATCGCATCATCAGCTTCATCCGAGCTGAGCTTATCCCGGCGCATCAAAACCTGTTTCAACGTTTCCATCTCAATCCTCCAGTATCTGCCACCATTGGCATTGTCAAGGGAGCTGTCACCTCCCTTTGCGATGCTTACGGAATTGGGCGCAGGTTACTCGGTAGGTTGTCACAAACCGGCCCAGCAAGCTTGTACAGATAGTCCATCAGTTCGCTCGTCGTCGTCCCGCTAATTGCCAAGAACCAGATCGCCGCAACCTGCTCAGGCGTGCAGGGCAGCGTGACTTGATCGTTGCTTGCGGTGTCCGTTATTGACAACTGGCATTCGCCTTGTTCAAGCGTCATGTCCAGCTCCATGTCAGCCATTTTCAGGCTGGTGCGAAGTTCCACACTTTCCATTTCAATCCTCCAATCATCTGGGCAGAATTGCCCCGCAAGAACTCGCTCTCACAAGCCCTTGCAGCGCGTTCTACCTGTGCTGATACCAACTCTCTACCGTGTATCTGGCACTCAGGTGATCGACGATCTTGACCAGCTCCGGGTCTTCGAAAAAGGCTTCCCGAATCCACGCCCAATCTCGGCCACACGCCAGCGCTAATCCGATTGTATCGTACCATCCCCACAGCCAGTGCTTCGAATCCGCCGGTTCCCCGAAGAATTCCCGCATCTCATCATCTACTGTCTGAAGGTCCGTTGCTAGGTCTTTGCCGTATTTGGTAAGCGAGAAACAGTTTGGCATTTTCAATCCTCCAATCATATAGGCAGAATTGCCCCACAATGGCCCGTTTTCACAGACCATTGTAGAGTGCTCTACCCAGCCTTGGCAAGCCATTCATCCGCCAGCTTGTGCTGCACGGCCGCCAGATGCCACCATTGTTTGCCTTCGCAGAACCTTGCCTCTTGCCGATGTTCTTCAGCTTTCTGCTTGTATAGGTCAATCAATGCCTTGGTTTTCATATTTCAATCCTCCAGTTAGCTGCAACATGCAGCCGCTAGCGTCCTGTCACGACGCTAGGGGGCTGGATGCTACTTGCTCAACGCTCCGAAGATGTCCGAGGTGTCGATGTCGGATGGCTTCGCCTTTTCGAACTTGCGCTCGAGAAGGATGTTCTGGTAAATCCCCTTGAGCTGCTGGGTGCCGAGCAAGGCAATGACACCGTTGTCCTCGATGCCCCATTTCTGGCGTTCGCAGATCGTTGCAATGGCCTTGTCGGTCGCCACAGCGTCCCGACCATCGAAACGCCGAAACGCTTCGATCAGATCATTGTACCGCTCGGTTTGTTCCCGAGCCTGCCTTTCCTCGGCAGTCTCCCTGATCGACAGCGTCTTCGATCCACTTTCGGCCAGTGCGATCAACTTCCGCATCCCTTCGAGCTTGTCCAAGCCCTTGAGCTGGCTCGTCCGATCGGGGAAGATCCGCCCAATTCCATAATCGAGGAAGAAGTCGAGCAACTCGGCGCTGGCCTTGCTGCGGTTGAACGTCACATTCCCGTGATCCTTCACCAGAAAGGTGTAGACCGTGTCCGATTTCGTCCAGCCCGTCGTTTTCTCTTTCGTTTCCATTTTCAATCCTCCAGTTTTGTTTGCCGCAACATGCAGCGTATAGCGCACTGTCGCCAATGCGCTATGTCGCTAGATGCTAGCTTTTGTCAGTGTTGCCACCGAGCATACATGCGGATTGCCGGGCCGCCAATCTAACACATAACCGTGCCAAATGGCATACTCTGCCACGACCTCCCGGACACTCCGGGGTCCGAAGGCTTCCCATCCTTTGTTTCCATTCGGATAGGAAACCCAGCCCAGCTCAGCCGCACGCAGGTAAGCGTGCAGCTGAGCCTCATTCTCACGCCAAACTGCTTCTTCTTCTAGATTCCAGACATCGTTCGGGAGCGGACGTAGTCTAATTACGGTCGCCATTTTCCAATCCTCCAGTTATCGCTACAACATGTAGCGTATAGCACGCTGTTACCAACGTGCTACGCGCTAGATGCTAGTCACTGATCTCGGTGATGACGACGTTGAACGCGCTATGTCCAAACCGCTCGGCAGCTGCCGCTACGGTAGTCGCAATATGTCCAATGCGCTCGCTATGCGTTTTTTCCCAATGTGCTTGAAAATACACATCCACACCGTCGGTGCAAACAACGCAAAACGATGCTGTTCTTTCTTTCATTTCAATTCCTCCAGTTTCGGACATATCTGTGTCCATCATCAGCCGACGCGTCACGTCGGGACTGGAGGAGGATTGAATCCACATTGTTAAAGAGCGTGATGGGCGATGATTCCATCTACTACCCATCTCGGTCGCCGTGTTGCGTTGCGACCATGATTCACATCATACACCGTTTTGCTACGTTGTCAAGCCCTTTGTTACCGCATCATGTCGATGTTCATGGCCGCTGGCCCTTGCCTAATCGGTGTCCGCACCTGCATGACGATTCACATGCTATCGATGTCCAATCCAGTTGTCCAATCAATTCTATTTATCCACTGCATCCGCACGCCATATCACCCATCGGCCAGCCCTTCCTATGGACGCACGCTCGCACGCGCACACGCTCGCGCACACGCGCAGGCACGCACACGGGCGCAGTGGGTAGGTGGGGGGCAAATCGCGAATCCAGTTTCTTTATATACTGAACTCTCACAAAATTTGGGAAAATTTGGTAAATGTGAACACAAAACCCAGACAATAGGTGAACAGCATTGCAGGTCTATACTTCACCGCAAAGTAATGGTATTGTCACCCGCATACCCGCATCACACATCAGATAGGAGTCCATCGCTCATGGCCGCCCCATCCAACCAAGTAGATCGCACCCACGACGGAGACGGGAAGTCTAGTTTCAGCTACGAGCAACTGGCGGATACGCTGATTCTGAATCCGAGGATTAGTGGGAAGGAACTGAGCAAGCTGTTCGGGTACACGGAGACCTGGATCAGCATCGTGATGAATAGTGATGCTTTCCGGGTAGTCATGCAACGGAGGAAAGGCGATCTGGTCGATCCGATTCTGCGGGCCTCGATTGAGGATCATTACAAGGCGTTAGCGGCTAGGAGCTGTCACGTGCTGATGGAGAAGCTGTCGGCACCTGTGCAGGTGATCTCGGACGATCTAGCGCTGCGGGCAGCGGCACTCGGTGCCCAGATGTTCAAGGCGGCCCCGCCAGTTCAGCAGGCCCCGGAGAGTTCTATCGACAAATTGGCCGATAGGCTGATCGCACTACAGCAGGGGATGCGGGGAACCACCCTGCGGACAGCTGAAGTAATCGAAGGCAGCGCAGTCTAATGGCCGTTCAACTCACTGCAGAACTCATCGAAGCATTTGCCGGGACATTCCTGTCCCCGATGTACGATGATCCGCAGCCAACTCCTCAGTGTCACCGTGAGTGGTGGAATCTGTACTGCAGTAAGGAGTTATTTGTAGCTCTGGCCGCCCCGAGGGGACACGCAAAGTCAACCGCATTGACGCATGACTTTGCCCTGGCAAGCGCCTGCTTCCGCGTCGAGCCACACATCCTGATCGTGAGTGCGACAGAAGAGCTGGCAATGGCTCACCTCGGCGACATCGCGAATGAGTTGCGGGACAATGACGAGCTTCGCCGCTCGTTCAACATCAGCAAGTTCATCGTAGATTCGAAGTCTGAGATCATCGTTCGGTGCCACCCGGACAAAGAGTACCCGATTGGTTATACCTTCCGCATCCTGGCTCGTGGTGCAGGACAGAAACTCCGCGGCCTGAAGTGGATGGGCAGGCGTCCAGGTCTCATTATCTGTGACGACATGGAGGAAGATGAGCAGGTCGAGAATTTCGATCGTAGGAGAAAGTTCCGTCGCTGGGTAATGCGGGCACTTCTCCCGCTTGGGAGACGAGAAGGTAAAATCCGTTGGCATGGCACCATCTTGCACGAAGACTCCATGCTTCAGCGCCTTATGAATGACCCGACTTGCAAGAGTGCCCTCTACCGGGCACATCGCGCATTCGATGACTTCCGCGACATCCTCTGGCCCGAGATGTGGAGTGAAGCTCGACTCCGCGCCCTCCGCCAAAAGTACATTGGGCAGGGTGACGCCCCAGGCTACGCCCAAGAAGTCCTCAACGATCCCTTCGCTCAGGACGATGTGTATCTGCGCAAGGAAGATTTCATCCCGATGACAGAGGAAGATCGCAAAGTCCAGAAGCGCATATGTATCGGCGTGGACTTTGCTGTTTCCCGCAACTCTAGTGCCAACCGCACCAGTTTCACCGTCGGTGGGCAGGATGCTAAGAATCGCCTCCACATCATAGACCAGCGTGCAGATCGCTGGGACCCAGTGGAGTGGATTGATGAGATGTTCCGTCTGCAAAGTCAGTACGACCCGGAGGCTTTCTTCGTCGAAGATGGTGTTATCTGGAAATCTGTGCAGGGAACCATCTATCGTGAAATGACGGCCCGGGCAGCGTGGATGAACCTGGTCCCCCTCTCCTCCACCAGGGACAAAGCTGTTCGTGGTCGTCCCCTGCAAAAGCGCCATCGTGCTCGCAGTATGCGGTTTGACACTGAAGCTGCCTGGTATGATGTCTATGAGGCTGAGTTGCTCCGCTTCACAGGTACCGGGGATGCTCTGGAAGATGACCGATTCGATTCCACCTCCATCCTCGTGCGTGGATTTGAGTCTCTTTCCGAACTCCAAGACGAATATTTCATGGATGAAGATGAACTCGATCTCATCTACGGCGGCCCGCAGAAGCAACTTGGGCGTTCTACTGTGACTGGATACTGACGTGTTGAGTGTTGCTATTCTGCGTACTTACACCAATGCAGAACTCACCAGGGTGGTACAAAGCAAACCAGATTCAACCGATGTCGAACTGGAACTTGCTCGCAGATTTGACGCATGTCTTGAGGAACTCCGCAAGATCACTGCAGAACTTGAAGAGACTCGCAACAATCTTGACAGTCGCTACACCAACACAGTGAAGGTGCTAGTCTCATGCTAAACCTGGAAACCAAACTCAAGCTTCTCGACATCGTCCAAGACGACAATGTGGCCGAGTCCCTCTCCCCTGAAGACCGCAAAGCAATCGCACAGCAGGTCTATGCTGCTTGGGAGTTGGATCAGCAGTCCCGCAGTGAGTGGGAACAGTCCATGTCGGATGCCCTCAAGCTGGCAACACAGGTAGCGGAGGCTAAGACCTTCCCTTGGCCAAACTGCTCCAATGTCAAGTTCCCCTTGATCACCATTGCTGCATTGCAGTTCCATGCCCGGGCTTACTCAGCTCTCCTTCCCGGGCCTGATGTAGTCAAGTGTCGTGTCTACGGCAGTGATCCTGAGGGAATTGAAGCTGCACGTGCCCTGCGAGTCTCCGAGCACATGAGCTATCAGGTGATGGAAGAGGATGAAGCCTGGGAAGAGGTTCACGACCGCATCCTCATAACGGTCCCGATCGTCGGCTGCGCATTCAAGAAGGTGTTCTTCGAGCCACGTCTCGGTCACAACGTCAGTTCTTTTGTCTCCGTCCGCAACCTCTACATCCCCTACTTTGCCAGCAGTCTCGAATCTGCAACGCGAATCACAGAGTATGTAGAGGTTGCTCCCAATGACATGGTGTCGAAGGTACGGAGCGGTCTCTTTCTCGAGGAAGCGCTCGATAACACCCCCACATTCTCCGGCACCTTCAGCACACTTCGCCAAGTCCAAGACACTGTACAAGGGGTTAGGGAAGCTGCGGACGACCACGACCGACCGTATGAGACGTTGGAACAGCACGGCTGGCTCGACCTGGATGGAGATGGGTACAAAGAACCCTACGTCATCACGATTCGGAAGGACACTCAGTGCCTCTGCCGCATCGTAGCCCGCTTCACTCGTACTGCAATTCAGAAGAATTCCAAGGGAGAGATCGTTCGCATAGATCCAACGCACTACTATGAGAAGTACGGCTTCATCCCCGCCCCTGATGGTGGTATCTACGATCTCGGCTGGGGTTGCTTGCTTGGTCCCCTCAACGAATCTATCAACACTGCCATCAATCAGCTTATCGACGCCGGTACTCTGGCCACAACTGGTGGAGGTTTCCTCGGACGTGGGGCTCGCTTGCGGTCCGGTAATATTGCTCTGAAACCATTCGAATGGGTCAGAGTCGATGCAACTGGCGACGATCTGCGCAAGAGCATCGTACCCGCCACCTTCCGCGACCCCTCTGCAGTGCTGTACAGCCTTCTCCAGCTCCTCATCAACTACGGTGAGCGTGTAGCAGGGGTAACAGACGCCCAGGTAGGCATCACTCCCGGTCAAAACACGCCCGCAGAGACCACTCGAACCGTGGTGGCAGAGGGTCAGAAGGTCTTTCTCGGAATTCTCAAGCGCTTGTACCGCTCCATGAAGCGGGAATTCCGCAAACGGTATCTCCTGAATCGTCACTTCCTCGACGCAGAGGTCAATTACAACAGCGCAATCTCCGGTGAAGCCCGCAAAGTTCTTGCACTTGACTACGCCCCAAGTGAGAAATTGATCTGCCCCGCCGCTGATCCCAATATGCTCACTGACGCACAACGTCTCCAGCAAGTTCAACTCCTCAAGCAATCCGCAGCCACTACACACGGCTACGATCTGGCCGCAGTCGAACGTCGATTCCTCGAAGCAATCCGGGTCTCAGACATTTCCACCGTCTTCCCTGGTCCAGAGAAAGTCCCTGCCCAGCCGCACTACCGCATCCAGATCGAGCAAATGCGTATCGAAGGTCGCCAATTGGAACAGCGCAACAACATCCAGCTCGAAGCCCTGAAACTCCTCGGGGAAGCCGATCTCAACCAAGCCAAGATCGCCAAGTTGCAGGCAGAGGTATTCGCAATCATGCAACAAACCCGCGGTGCCCAGACACAGCAACAGATCTCTATCATCAACGCTCAAATCGGGGCTGCAAAAGCCAAGCAGGACACTCTCCTCAAGGCCGCAGCCATTCTTCAACGCAGCATCCAGGCAAAGGAAAAAGACAGTGGGGAATCAACCTCAAGTAACGGAGCAGGAATGGGCGGACTGGAAAATGAATCCAGTGACAATTTGCTTCAACAGGCGACTGGAGACGTTCCTGGACAGCCTGAAGCAGCAATGGGCCTCGGGTAACTTTACCGCAGCCACATCCGATGAAACTGCTCAACTCAACGCCGTAAATATCGGCAAAGCCCAGATGGCCCAGGATCTCCTGGACCTTACATTTGAAACCTTAGTAGAGGAAACAGAGTGAATATCTCAGGAATCAGGCCAACAGGCCACATTTTGCTGGTCCTTCCCGATGAAGTGGAAACCACCACCGCGTCGGGAATCGTGCTTGCCACTCCCGGCCAGCACCAGCGCGAAGAAATGGCGCAGACTGAAGCTATTGTAATCGAACTCGGCAACACTGCTTACCAGGATCAAGCTTCTCCCTGGTGTGAAGTTGGTGATCGTGTCATCTTTGCCAAGTACGCCGGTACTGTAAGTAAGGGTCGTGACGGACGCACCTATCGTCTGATCAACGATCTCGACGTAAAAGCCATTTTGGAGACCAGTGATGTCTGAAGCCAATCTTGAAGAACAAGTTGCCACGCCAAGTCCTGCAGAAGCCGAGGCCCGCCTCTTTGGCTGGAAACCTCTTGACGAATTTCATGGAGACCCAGCTCGTTGGAGGGACGCCGATGCCTTTCTTGAAAAGGGGCGTCAGATCAACGGGTTTCTCCGCAGAGACTTCGATAAACTCCGTCAGGAACTCCATGCTCGCGACGCCCAGATAGCCGATCTGCAACGCAGCATCACGCAGTTCGCCGAGTACCACAAAGAGACAGAGGCCCGGGCACTCGAACGTGCTCGCAAAGAGTTGAACGCCGCTCGTAAAGAAGCTCTCCGAGCTCAAGACGGTGAGCGTGTTGTCGAAATCGAGGAGCGTCTTGAAAGCCTGGACGAGGCCGCAGCTCAGATGCGAGTAGCCCCTCCGGTGGTTGCTCCAAAACCAACCGGACCAGATCCTGTTTTCAAGAAGTGGGTAGATGACAACCCCTGGTACACTGAGAATCGTGTCCTTCGGGCACTCACGCACGACTATGCCGAGGAGTTAAAGCAGACCAATCCTCAGCTTGTCGGCGTTGAATTTCTCGATCAAGTGAAGAATCGCGTGCAAGCTGCCCACCCGGAGTTTTTCCAGAATCCCGCAAGGACTCGTCCCGCCGCAGTTGGTACTGGTTCCGCTGAGAGCGACCCACGCCCAAGTCGCAAACGGACTTACGCCGACTTGCCTGTGGAGGCCCGTATCGCTTGCGACCAGTTCGTGAAAAAGGGATTCGTTACTCGCGAATCCTATGTTAGAGACTATTTTGGAGATGAAGCAGCATGAGCGCACCGATCATAACCTCGCAAGTTCGTGCTGAACACGATCGCCCGCAGCGTCCTCGGCGTATTCCCTTCGGAGTCCCAAAGACTAAACTCGGTGTCAATCTCAGCATCCCTGGATACCACCTTTATTGGTGCAACGACACCGAGAACCAGATAGCGGAAGCCCAAGCTGGCGGCTACGAATTCGTAACACCCAAGGAAATAGGCGAAGTCCGTGAGGACTCCCAGGTTAGGCGGCTAGTCGGAACAAAGAAAGACGGTTCGCCCCTCTACGCTTACTTGCTGAAAATCAAACAGGAGTGGCATGAGGAAGACAAGGCACAACTGGCAGAAATCGACGACCAGTTTGAGCGCGCGATTCGTCGCGGCAAGCTGTCTGAACAACCCGGTGATGCTCGCTACGATGGCGGCATCCAATTCCGCACTAACCGAACTTAAGGAGTTTCACTATGGCTAATGCTGCCGCCCCTTTCGGGCTTCGGCCTTCGCACACTGTCACGGGAGCTGCCTATAACGGGCAGGCCCGTATGTACCGCATTCCCAGCACTGACTCGGTTGCCTACTCTGTCGGTGATGTTGTCACTGATGCAGCTGGTGGTGATGTCAAAACCGGCGTTTCTGATGTTGCCATCTACGGCACTCGGAGTAGCACCTCCACTTCCGGCAACACTCGTGGGGTAATTGTTGGTTTCGCCACTGCCGCCGGTAACGTCGGTGGAAGTACCGCAATCGTTGGCGGCGATCCTGACGCTCCGAGCCTCATGATCATCCCGGCCACCAAGACGAAAGACTACTACGTCTATGTTTGCGACGATCCCAGCATGATCTACGAGGCCCAGACCAACACGATCGCATCCACTGCATTCAACAAGAACACAGGGCTCGCAGTCGGCGCAGCTCCCACGGCAACGTCTCCGAACTGCAAGACGATTGTCGATGGAGCTAGTGCCACCACTACCTCAACTCTCCCGATCAAGATCATGGGAGCCCCGGAGCGTATCGACAACGATCTCACTTCGCCAGGTACCAATGCCTACATCTGGGTCATGTTGAACACCCATGATCTGACCAGCCCGACGGCCGGCGTCTAACCCTTAACCAACATCAAGGAGAATCACAATGGCCGGTGTCATCACCACCTCGAATCACCCAAAACTCCTCTGGCCCGGACTCAAGGGCATCTGGGGTCAGGTCTACAACGAACACAGTCCAGAGTACACGGATCTGTACGAGATCCAAGGCAGCGAAAAAGCCTACGAGGAATTCGTGCAGGTCAACGGCTTTGGTCTCGTCCCCGTCAAGTCGCAAGGCGCTCCAGCAGTCTTTGACTCCGAAACGCAGGGTACGGTTTCCCGCTTTGTGCACGTTGCCTACGCTCTCGGCTTCGTAGTAACGCACGAGGAACTCAAAGACAATCTGTACATGGAGGTTGGTTCCAACCGCACTCGCAGTCTGGCCATCGCCTTTCGTCAAACCAAGGAACGTGTTGCTGCAGCCCCGTACAACCGGGCTACCAATGCCAGCTACACCCTGGCGGACGGCAAGACTCTGCTGGCTACGGATCACCCGAACATTGCAGGCGGCACTTTCAGCAACAAACTCGCCGTTGCTGCTGATCTGAGTGAAGCCTCAATCGAAGATCTGGTCATTCAGATCATGGGGGCGACCGACGATCGTGGCAATCTGGTAAACCTGATGCCGCAGAGTCTGCACGTTTCGCCGACCAACTGGTTCGAAGCCACTCGCATCCTCAATACTACGCTGCAAGTGGGCACTGCCAACAACGACATCAACGCCATCCGCGCCCTCGGCATCTTCCCGAAAGGCGTCAAGGTCAATCATTACTTCACGGTTCCGAAGCAGTGGTTCATCCGTACCAACGTTGCTTCCGGGACTGGCGCCTTGTTCCTGCAACGCGAAGATGTCAGCTTCGAACGCGACAACGACTTCAACACGAAGAACGCAATGGCCCTGGGCTATGAGCGTTACTGCTGTGGGTTCGTTGATCCGCGGGCAGTGTTTGGTTCCGAAGGTCCGTAACATGGCTGCTCGCAAAAAACCCGCAAAGAAGGCTCCAATGCCCTCTCGCGCTCCGGCACGCAAGTGCTAATCAAAAATCTCCGGACTGTGGCCTGTCCTATTACAGGCCCTTCCGGGGTCCACAGCTAGGAGATTTCCATGCCATCAATCGTTTCCCAAGGTCGTGTTTCTGCCTATCCGGGCGGCTTTCCGTCTGGGCTTTCTGTCCTCAACCTTCCGCTCGTGTTCCCTGCAGCTCGTGGAGAAACCTATTTCGTGAGCAACAGCACGGCCTCCCTAGCCCCAGGTCAAAGCGCTGGTTCTGCAAGCGGAAAAGGCACCTTCAACAAGCCGTTCTCGACCCTGCAGAAAGCTGTCGATGTCTGCGTAGCCAACCGCGGCGACACCATCATCGTCTGCCCAGGTCACGCTGAAAGCATCGCCAGCGCCACTGCACTCGCCATCAACAAAGCCGGCATCAACATTCTCGGCCTTGGTGTTGGTGAAAACCGCCCGACCTTTACACTTACCACAGCCAACACTGCCAAGATCGTCGTTTCCGCAAACAACGTCAGTATTGACAACTGCGTCTTCGTTGCCAACTTCCTCAACATCGCTGTCCTTTTCGACCTCACCACCGCCACCGGCTTCAACTTCAACAACTGCGAAGTACGCGATACCAGTGCTACACTGAACTTCCTGAACGTGTTCCAGCTTTCAGCGACCAGCAACGCCAATGACGGTTTGCGTATCACTCAGAACAAGTTCTTCCTGAAGCACGCGTCTGGTGTCGCCAACATGGTCAGTTTCCGTGGCACGATCGACCGGGTGTATATTGCTGACAACTACTACTCGGCTCTCACCACCAACGCTGGCGCAGTCTTCGTAGGAGCAACTGGTAAAGCTATCACCAACCTCCTTGTCCTCAACAACGTGTTTAACCTGGTCAACGCCGCTGGTACAGCCACCGCCTATCTGCTCACTACCGACACAACCGGAAGTGGTTACTTCGACGGCAACAAGGACTTCTGCTTTTCCAACACCATTTACGCCAGCTCACTTCAAGTAACCGCCGGCCGGAGTTTCCGTTTCGGCCAAAACTGGCACAGTCGTACCGCAGACAAGTCTCCAGGTACCGTTCTTCCGGCAGCCGACTCCTAAGCTGCTAGTAGCATCCGGGGTTTCGTGTTCGCGGAATCCCGGAGTTTCCTGTTCAAGGAATCAATATGGGCAAAGCAGACTACTACGCAGAGGGAGACAACAATGCAATCTGTGACTCCTGCGGCCGCAAGCACAAAGCTAGTATTCTCCGCAAGACCTGGGACGGATTCTATGTTTGTCCTGAGCATTGGGAACCGCGCCACCCACAGGACTATGTACGAAATGTGTCTCCAGAGGCCCCAGTTGTCATTAACCGGCCTCAATCATCACCTCAATTTACTGCCGAGGCAACTGCCCTCCCGATGCCTCCAAATCCGCTAGGAGTGTAACATGGCTGTCACCGGCACCACTGTTTTTGATCTGAACCGCGATCAGGTTCTTGAAGCTTCAGCCCGTGTTACTGGCTACCTAGCGGCAGGTGAATCCCTCTCCACCGAAGACAAGACAAACAGGTCACAAGCCCTCAACATGATGCTCAAGAATTGGGCTACCAAGGGGCTGGCCTTGTGGGTCACGGTTGATCTGGAGATCCCGCTTCAAGCCGGTGTCTATACCTACGACATCAGTCCCACCGCCGGCTACGTTTACAGTGTTACCGCATCTGGCGGTAGTGGTTACACTGCTGGGGGAACTTGGACAGCAGCCGGCGGTAACGGGACTGGTACGGATGCGTCGGGCACCTACACTGTTTCTGGCGGTGTGATCAACAGCATGACTGTCACAGTTCCTGGTGACTCCTATACCAGCGATCCAACCATAACGGTTTCTGGTGCGGGGGCTGGCGCCACCTTCACAATCGTCCGGCGCGGTGTGACTTACCACAAGCCACTCAAACTTCTTGACAGCAGTTTTGTTAGGGACCCAGACGGAGTCGACATCCAACTTCGACAACTTTCCCGCAGTGATTACAACCTGCGCAGTCCAAAGAGCACTGCAGGAACTCCGGTTGATTTCTACTATCAGCCAGACTACTACAGCGGCACCTTGTATTTGTTGAACTCTCCAAGTGATTCCGGATATGTCTTCCACGCCCAGATCCAGCGTCACTTCTTCGATTTAGTCTCCGCGTCCGACAACTTCGACTTCCCGTCAGAGTGGCTACTTCCCCTCAAGTGGGGGCTGGCCGCCGAGATGGCGCTTGAAGATGGAGTATCTCTGGACAAGCTCGATTACATCGAACGTAAGGCGCAGCACTATTGCGACGCTGCCTTCAACTTCAGTGTCGAAGAAGCCAGCGTCTATTTCACCGTTGATTCGCAGGGGATGCGATGATACCCGGAGAAACCTCCAACGAACCTCTACGCCTTTCTCTGGTTACTGCCAACACCAGTCGAGATGGCACTAGAGCTAAAGGTTCTTGGGGAGTAAATGTCTTTCATGACAGTGGCCGTATCCGCAAACGTTTCGGATTGACCCTCGACACTTCTGGAGCATCTCCTGGCCAGGGTCTCCTAATCTACGGCACCTCCAAGGTCAGCATCCGCAACGATATCCTCTATGTAGGAGGCACCAGTTTTGCGCTATGAGACTCCCACTTGCAATCCCAAATGATTCCCGAGACACCGACCGCACACAGGACACCTGGGCGGTTAATTGCTTTGTGGAGAAGGATGATGCACTGAGATTGATCAAGCGGCCTGGTCTAGTCAGCACTGTTGATGTGGTTGGTTCTGGTACTGTAGGGCAGGGTATCTTCATCTGGCCAAATGCTGGCAACCCTCAAGTTATAAGTCTTTGGGACGATACGTTGTATGGATACAGTTATTCTGGAGTAAGTTACAGCCTGAATTTTGCTTGGGATTTGGCTACTGCAGGTTCGGGAAGTTCTCTAGCTTACAGTGGAAGCACCTCCTACACTGCCGGTCAGCGTGCCATGTATTCTGCCGGTACTATTGTGCCTGATGGACAAGTGCCTAGCGAGAATGTCATATGGTACGTAGTATCCAATGTAACTGGAGTTACTCCTGCACACAGTTCAGCTGCATATCCGTATTGGAGTCGTTACAAGGATAAGCCTGTAGGGTCACATCCAACAATGTATTACAGCGGAACTTCTGTTCAAATTCCGCCAAATCCTGGATATAACGATCCTTATACAGTCAATACAACTTTGACCTTCTACGGCAATGCGAATGCTTACAACGTCACTTACAGCGGGAATGTCTCTCATGCTGCTGGTCCTTTCAATTATGGAGATACTACCAATACTTACACCAATTATTGGGGCGGAGCTGGTTATACTTTGATTAACGGCTATGATGAGTACCCAAGTACTTCGCACGAAACTTATTCAAGCGTTGCTTATTATGCAGCTAACGATTACTCTCGTTCTCACCTAGGAGTCTAACATGGCTGTAACAGTCCCAGGTCTCCCATTCGACTTCATCCAGACTGATGTAGCTGGAGGCACAGTCGGCTTTGTGTTCAAGTCAACAGCCGATGCCTTCTACTACAACGGTACGACTGTCACCAAGATCACCGACGCGCAGTACCCCGCTACCACAGTCAGGGGTATTGCGTATCTCGACGGCACTTACTACGTCATGGACCCTAATGGTCAGATCTTTGGTTCCGATCCAATAAACAGTCCGACAACCTGGACCTCCCTCAATAAGATCGTAGCTCAGATGGAGCCTGATGGCGCAGTAGCCCTTTCTAGGCTTCTCAACTACATTGTAGCTTTTGGAACATACACCACGGAGTTCTTCTTCGACGCAGGAAACCCATCCCCAGGCTCTCCTCTTTCTCCCTATACCTCCGGCATGCTCAATGTCGGTTGTGCTGCTGCAGGTTCTGTAGCCCAGACCAACAACCAGCTATTCTTCATCGGTGTCACCAAGCAACGTGGTCGCAGCATCTACATGCTGACTGGCACCACACCGCAGATCATCTCAACTCCAGCCATCGAACGAATCCTCAATGACGATGATCTCAGTGGAGTATTCTCCTTCTGCGTCAAGATCTCCGGGCACAATTTCTACGTCCTGACGCTGACAGACAGCAACATTACTCTGGCTTGTGACATCGCCACAGGAGACTGGAAAGAATGGACCAGCTTGACGGCAGCCGCCTCCATCTCCATCAGTACCCTTACCTACGACAGCACCACCGGACTAGCCACCGCCACAACCGCAACCGCTCACGGTCGTTCCGACGGCGATCCAGTCGTTATCGCCGGTGCCACACAAACTGAATACAACGGTGCTGTCAATGTCACCTATGTAGACAGTACGCATTTCACCTATACCCCACTCAGCATTCCTAGTGTAACACCAGCCACTGGAACGAAGACTGTCGTAGGCTACACTTCTGGAGCCTTCATTGGTCGTTTCTACGCTGGCTATGGCAACATCGAGCTTGTGCAGGATTCTGCAGGAAACCTCTACACACTCGATCCGAATACGTATCAAGATGCTGGCTTGCCAATCGACGTGCATGCCCGCACACCTCTAGTCGATGGTGGAACCAACCAGAAGAAGTTCTTCCGCAAGCTTGAGATAATTGGAGATCGAGAGGACACACTGGTGTTTGTCCGATACACTGGAGATGACTACCAAACCTGGACTAAGTACCGCTCCGCAGATCTCAGTCTCCGTCGATCTGTACTCCACCGCCTAGGCCAGGACCGCCGTCGAGCTTACGAGCTTCGGCACACAGACAATACACCGCTTCGCCTTGAAGCATTGGAACTAACTACTGAAGTGGGGAATAACTGAAATGCAACTAATCAGTGAGATGGGCTACGACCCAACCTTTGCTCAACAGGCTCAGCAAGCTGGCTACATTTTCCGGGATGGTGGGTATTTCACCCCATCTCAAATCGCTACTTACGAAAGCATGCCGCGCAATCTGCGCACTGATACGATATCTGGCGGACTGTCTCAGTCCCAGGTTCAGGCTCAGATGCAGCAAAACCAGATGCGTCAGGCTAACGCACAACAGCAGCAATATGCCATTGATCGCCAGAATACAATAGGAGGCGACTTCGCTCAGCAGCAAGCAACGGCTCTTAGTCAGCGCAATGCGGCTGCTGACTCAGCTCTTGCAAACGCACAAGCAGCTCCTGGCCCTGGCCGCAGCCTCTACGATCAACGCCTTCAACAGATGATGCTCGGTTCATTCACTCCCGATGATCCTTCCTACCAATGGAGGCTCAATCAAGGAACCGAAAACCTTTCTAGGTCATTGGCAGCCAAAGGCATGCTTGGTAGCGGAAACATGGCAGCTGAACTTCTCTCCTTTGGCCAGGGAATGGCTAGCCAGGAGTACGGCGCTCAGTTCAACCGTCTGTTGCAGGCCTCTGCCGCCGCCACCAATCAATACGCCACTGCCTACAGCGTACTTGAACGCATGCTCACTCAGCAGCAAGCTCAGCAAGGTTTCGGTCTTGATGCCGAGCGTGCTGCACAAGGTTGGGGGCAGCTTGCGCAAGGTTGGGGGCAACAGAATCTCGGCGGACTTGCTCAAGATGTCAATAGCTAT